GAGCATATCGCCAGCCAGTTCTATCAACCTGCTTTCAACTTGTTTTTCACGCAGAAAGTGGTCAACAATCAAGTTCAGGCCCCGGGCTATGTAGCAGCGCTCGTAAATGGCAACCCCGAGGTGGTCGAGGCCTACCGCAACGCCAGATGGGTCGGGAAATCCGTACCCCATATAGACCCTGTAAAAGAAATTGAGAGTATTCGCAGACAGTTAGGGCCGAAAGCCAAACACTTACCCCTGACCACCCTGCGGAAAGCTACCGAGAAGATCGACAACGGGGAGGCCGGGGTCAACGTGGAGAAACTTGTTCAGGAATTGCAAAACGCTGAGCAGCTTGGTCTGGGCCCGGAAAGCGATAGCAGCGACCCCTCAGCTGAAAGCAGCTTTGAAGAACCTGAATAAAAAGTTTTGTGTATTGTGCAAAAAAGCTTACGTTTGTAGCTGAAAGCTTACGTTATGGAGCTATACCTATACGGACCAATTATTGGGATAAGGGTAGAAGAAGATATTTTACCCCAGCTTGACCAAGCTGAAAAAGCTGAGGGTGAGGAGCAGGTTACGATGCGGGTGAATAGCCCGGGCGGTAGCGTGGCCTCTGGCTGGGGTATCTGTGCGAAGCTTTCGGAAATGCAGAAAAAGACGGTGGCCAAAATAGATGGCGTTGCGGCCAGCATGGCCAGCGTTGTGATCAATTTTGCTGACGAAGTTGAGGCGCTGGATGTTTCCAAGGTTATGATACACCGGGCGGTAGGCCCCGAAGATACCGAGGAGGAGCGAAATTTGCTCGCTCAGGTCAATAAAGACCTTAAAGGGAAGCTCAAAAACAAGCTGGACCTGCAAAAATTTCAGGAGATCACCGGCACCACCCTCGACAGCGTATTCGACACCAATAAAGAAAGGCAAAATATCTGGCTTTCAGCAACGCAAGCTAAGCAGGTAGGTCTTGTCGATCGGGTCAGCAAGGTAGAAAACAGTCAGGCCCGAGCTGAGCTCGAAAGCAGTATAGCTGCTATGGCCTTACCAGATCAGAACATTACCAGCGTTACCGCTGGCGATACCACAAACCAAAACGATGGCAATATGAGTATGGACGCAGCAACCCTGAGAGCTCAATACCCTGAGATCATTCAAGCGATCGAAAACCAAGGGTATGAAAAGGGCAAAGAAGATGAGCGGGAAAGGGTCAATAGCTTTTTGGCTTATCACGATGCCGACCCCAAAAACGTGGTAGAGAAAATTCAAAACGGTGAGCAGCTTAAACCCTCCATGCGGGAGGATTATATCAAAAAGTTGCAAACCCAAGCGGTATCCGGTGCGATGGCTGGGGATAGCCCCCAAAACGTTACCCCGGGCAGCGATGGCAGCGGTAACCCCTCGGGCGATGGCTCCGCTGATGGTACCGTTCAAAACGAGGTAAACCAGCTCTGGGAGGCTGTCAAACCCGAAATCAATAACCAATAAAAGCGATAGCAATGGCAGGGATGACCGTAAACGATTTCAATCGTAGGCAACACCCTTTTTTGGGGTACAATAAGAGCGTACAGGGCACTTTTGATAACCCGACCGGGTCAGAATACACCCTCGAGCAGGGTCAGGTTATGGCCAAAGATGCCAGCACCGGGAAATTGGTAGTTCACGACAGCACCAATACCGCTCCGGGGGCCAAGATACCGTTTGGTATCGTGGGGTCCGATCGAACTTTGGCACCAAACGAGAGCGGGGTTACGGTTACCGTTGTAACCTGCGGCTATGTTCGCAAGGATGATGTTAAGGTAGGAGGGTCTGACAGCCTTTCAACCCAGATCACGATACAGGATGGCAGTTCTGCTGACACCGGGTACAGCAGGAGTATTGAAGATATGCTCCGGGGTGAAACCGAAGGTATCCACCTTGTAGAGGTAACTGAATTAACGGACTACGACAACAGTTAAAACTATGGCTATTACACTCGAGCAGTTTCGACAGGTTTTTACGCAGGCTTTGGTAGCGGTGTACCGGGAAAGGATACGCCCCACCGGTTTTCTGCGCTCCTTTTTTCCAGATCAAACGAACATGACCAAGTATATTTCTATCGAAGTAGAAAGGGGTTCGGAGAAGATCGCAGTCGATGTGGACCGGGGTGGCTCAGATGGTAACGCAAACCAGATGAGCCGGTCAACTCAGAAGATTATTGAGCCCCCCTTATACTGGGAGAAGATTATGGCCACCGATCATTACCTGTACCAGCAGGTCGTAGGTGGGGGGACCAATATACCCAACCTTTTCCGACAGTTGGTCCGGGAGCTCGCTGACGAGCAGGTCAAGCTTCGTGAGAAGATGGAGCGGGCCTACGAATTGCAGGCCGCTCAGGTCCTGCAAGATGGCGTTGTGCAGCTGAAGAATGGGGATAACATTGATTTCCGCAGAAAGGCTGCCAGCCTCGCTGATATAAGCAGCTCAAACCCTTGGTCTACCAGTACCAATGACCCCCGGGAAATCCTCGAGGATGCCGGGAAATTTCTACGGCAGGATGGCAAAGTACAGGGCGGCACCCTTAATGCTATTATGGGTGAAGAAAGCCTGAAAAACTTTCTCGCCTCAGATTTTGTCGAAAAATATGGTAACCTCCGCAGGGTCGATCTGATGACGATCAATCGCCCGCAAAGAACAGCAGCTGGGGGTGTTCTCCACGGTGAGATCAGCGCTGGCCCTTACAACGTTCGGATTTGGAGCTACCCTGAGTTTTATGTTGATGAGAACGGGGTAATGCAGCCCTATATCAACAAAGACAAGGTGGTGGTGGTACCCGATAACCCGCAGTTTCTTACCGGGTTTGGCGCTGTACCGCAGATTTTGGATGACAACGGTGGTACCCCGCAGGAGGGGGCGTACCTTACCTTCGACAGTATCGACCAAAAGGCTGCCCAGCACGAGATACACACCAAGTCAGCCGGTGTAACGGTGCCGGTAGCGGTCGATCAGCTTTACACGGTCAAAACGCAATAAGCATGGCAGGCAATAGAAAATTCAAGCTGAATTGCTTAACAGTAGCGGTAGGCCAGCGGGTACTCCGCAAAGAAGATGGTGAAACCTACGATGAGGCTACCTTTATGGGGCAGGCTGATGATCTGCTCAAAGCAAACAAAATCGTAGAGGTTACCAAAAAGAAAGCCGGGGGCAGCCCCTCCGGTTCCGGGTCTGGCGGTAAGAGTACCGCCAGCTCTGAGTAGGTTGATGGTTTTGGGTTGGTAAAAGGGGGTTAGTAGCCCCCTTTTTTGTTTATGGGTATTTTAGATCGGGCCAGACAGGATATGCAGAAAATACTTACCGACCTGAGCGGTTTTGCGGTCGAGGTGGATATAACCCTTAATAGCAAAACCGTGAAAGTTGGGGCAATATTTTCCAATCATCATGTTAAGATCAGCGATACCGGGGTGCCGGTAAACTCAAAAAAAGCGAGCATTACAGTTCACGAGAAGGCCTTGAATGATGCCGGTTTGCAAATACGCAATGCTGAGGGGGAGGTTAATTTGTACAAAGCTCATGTAACCTACAAAGACAGCAGCGGGCTACCCGGGTCGTATTACTGTAGCCAATTTTTTCCTGACGAAACCACCGGGAATATTGTAATGATGCTGCAAAAGGATATTGATGGCTAAGATCAATTACCCAATCCCCAAACAAGCTTTCGAGGTCGTTCGGGACCAGATAGCCACAATCCTCAAAAACGAGCTCGCAAACCAAGCTACCTTGGATGCCAATTTTTCTGAGCCCGAGGTTTATATCAATCGGTTTGTTGATCTTAACCATGTGAGGCTACCAGCGGTCAATGTTACCACCGATCGGGGTAATTATCAAAATCAAAGCGTAAAGCACCAATATGGCCTCTATACCTTTCAGATAGAAGCCTACCACAAAGGGGCCGCAAACTCGCAAAACGATGCCAGCGAAATTTCAGAAGCTGCGCTGGAAGAATTGATGGGCCGGGCCCGGGCGATTTTGGCCAGCCACCAGTATTACAGCTTGGATATTGCCACCCCGAAAACCGGCAGGACCTATTTTCAACAGTTCACAAAAGCACAGCCCCAGACCAGCGATACTATGGCGGTTTCGATAGGTGTTCTTGAGTTTGTGGTGGAGGTATCCGAGATCGAAGGTTTGCAAAATCCTAAGGTAATAACCTCAAACTATACGACCGTCTTAAAACAAGATGCGTTCTATGGCTACCTTTGGGTTGCGAACAGTTAAAAACAGAAAAAAAGGAGAGGCCAGAAATATGCCCCCTTTGAAATTTTTAGGAGAGTTGTTTGAGTTTCTTTTCATTCCCTTATCCTCTGCATTACTTTTTGCGGGTACTTTTTTGGGAGGGGCCCTCCAAAAAATAGAAAACCCCTTTGTAAAAATGGCGGTGGTTTTTTTGGTGGTCTGTATAGGTTGTTATTACCTTGCCCGGGTCCGCAAAATCTGGAAAGAAGGTACTGAGATCAGTAAAAGAAACGATCAAAATCAAAACTGAGAGCAATGGATGTAAAAAGTTTAGCCCGGAGATTAAGCGATTTCGGATTATGGGTGATAGCCCTTTTATTGTGGTTTTTAGCAGCCCCTTTGATCAGGTGGGCCGACCCCACCGCTGCAATTTTTGATGCTGGGGTCCTGATGGCTTTCGTATATGCTATCGTAGGTATCCTGCTCGCTTTACAGGTGATCTGGCTGATACTTTGGCTCAGGTTCCCGGGGGTTTACCAATTTTTGGACAGCAGTTTTACCGAAACGTTCAAAAATCAATCTAAATGCTTCAAACTAAAATTTTCGCTGGCCTTATTTGCCTGCTTACTGTTTGCTCAGGTAGTTTTGGTCGTAGCTGTATTGTAGATAGCGCCCGGGCAGAGATCGGGGTAGAGGAAAAAGGAGATAACCAAGGTGCCCAAGTTACCCGGTATCTTAATAGTACCGGTTTGAGCGGGGGCTATCCGTGGTGCGCTGCTTTCCTAAACTACCTCCACGTTCATTGCCAACAGCCCAGCCCGGATGCCAAAGCAGCTTGGAGCCCAGCATGGTTCCCGGAAAGCCGAACTATCTACCAGCGGGGGGCTGTAGAAGGTGTAGCAGTACAGCCCGGGGATGTTTTCGGGATATATTTCAGGACTAAAGACAGGATAGCCCACGTTGGGCTGATCGAGAAAGCCAAAGCAGATTATTTCATCACCATCGAGGGCAACACAAACGCTGCCGGTAGCAGAGAAGGTCAGGGGGTTTACCGCAAAAGGAGGCCCCGCAGGACCATCTACAAGGTAAGCCGCTGGCGCTCGCAAAAGCAAAGCAATGTTACAAAAAGCTTTGGCAGCTATATTCGAGCCCTTTTTGGTTAGGCTTATATGGCTTTTGGTAGGTTTCGCTGGGGCCTTTGCACTTTTCAAGGGGTGCAATATTGGCCCCGGTGGGCCGACCAATACAGCCGATACCACGATCAAAAAAGAAACCCGGGAGGTTGAGATCACCTTTGAGAACGTTTGGGGGGAATTGGAGCCCGACACCGTTACCAAACCCTACCCGGTTTACCGGGATAGCAGCACTTTCGATACCGCTGCTTTTTTGGCCGACCTCGATACGCGGGCCCTTTTGCAGGATTATTTAAAGCGTAGGTACTATTCCCGGGAGGTTTCCGACAGCAACGTAACGGTAATGCTGAAGGCTCAGGTGACCCGCAATAGGCTCGACAGTTTGGCTATAGAACACGACCTGACCTATACCCGGGAAACGACCACCAAAACGATCACAAAGCCACAGAGGCCCACAATTACACCGCTAATATCAGCCGGGGCCGGTCAGTATGAGCCCGGGGCCCTATACCACCGGGGTAGCTGGGTTTTCGGAGCCGGTTACAATTTTGGCCCAGAAACCCAAAACTCGCTCAGAATTAAGATCGGGCGCAGTTTTTGAAAAAAATTTTGCCCAACTCATTGCCAGAACTACAAAAAGCCCCACCTTTGTTTGTAATGAGATGCGGGGGAAAGCAGCAAAAAAATTTCCCCAACTCATTGCCATAACTACAAAAATTTAGAACTTTGAACCAGAATCAAACACACCAAAACCCTAACACCATGCAAGCTACAATCGCAAACACCGTGACC